TACTTCTTTGCTAGTAAGAATATAATATTTATAGCGAGGCTTATAACGAGGCCACCCTTGGGGGTAGGTCTTCTTAGGAGGCTTGTATGTGGCTACTAGAGGTTAACACGGGCCACCTTCGCAGCAAGCTACAACTTTCTGTTTGTATGAGGGACAAGAGGGGTTGTTACAGTATAAAAGAAAAAGAGCACCCGGTTGGAAGATGCTCTCGTTCTTTGTTTATATCTTATCACATTTATTTATATATACAAATTACAAAAGTAAAACTATTTATTACTTTCTGCGTTTGACTTTGTTTGACATTCGTTCTAATCTGTTTAATTACAAACAGTTCAAGATACTGGCTCTTAAAATATCTTGTACGACTAGAACAAAAGTAAGCGGTCTAGCCAGCCCGTATGTCGTCCGTTAAGGGACATTCCTCGGAGTATTTAAATTTTGTGTTGGGCGGGTCCGCACAGGGTTAGCTGTACCTACCATTAAAAAGTTTGGGTGGGGGCAATAAAAAAAATATCTAAAGTTGGGTGCTACTATAAAAAAATGACTTTAGATTATATACAAAATGGAATGAGATTTAAAGTAAATAGAAACCAAATAACTTACATCAAGAATAAAAAAATTATAGACACTTGGACACAGCCAAATCTAAATCCAAAAGCTCTTGAACGATATGTAATCGACAGAATGATTTCTTTAGCTTATCTCTACAAAGAGGAATTAATTCGACTATAATAAAACCTATGGTTTTAGATTTAAATGTTAAGATGATTATGTCGGCTCCACTAACCGATATCCTCCCATCACTGGCTATTCTTTCGGGGATAGCCTTATTCAAAAGGAGTCTAGGCACACCGTGAATAGAATAAGTTGGGAACCGGACAAAGAAACTTTTCAAGAGTTCAAACAGAGGCGTAGTGCTTCTTCGGGGGTATCCGGAATGGGGCAGAAAAAACGAGAAGGCACCGGCAAGAAAAATCTGTCTGAGCTTCGGGAGAAAGCTTTACAGAGAGCAAACAATACTTGTGAATGGCCGAGTTGCAATTCTAAAAAATGGCTAGAGATGGCGCACTTAAAAGCAAAGGGTATGGGTGGAGCAAACAGAGACATATCTGACGACCCTATGAATGTATGTATGTTGTGTAAGCATCATCATGACATCTTTGATGGTAGACAACAAGTTGGTTCCCAACGCGAGTATACTGAACTCTTAAAGGGATTTCTTGTGTTACAGTGGAGAGTGAAATGAGTGATGTGTACAGTGAACTTAAAGAGTTCAATCCGAAAGCAATGATAATTCACGACTTTGAAGAAGCATACCTTGGTTACTCTTCAGACGGTAAAGCAATCTATGATTTTTATACAATGTTGGATTTAGTTATTGATGGTATCTACGAAGACGCAGAAGAAGAGATAACGGAAGAGCAAGCTTATAGCGAGGCTTACTTACATCTTGACTCTAATGTTGTCAATGCCTCTGCAAGTGAACACACTCCAATAATTATGTATAAAGAACTTTATGAATAACAAGTATGTTCCTAAACTTCCTGCTCTGCACGAGGGACAACTTAAAGTAGCAAAATCCGAAGCTCGTTGGAAAATTTTATGTGCAGGTAGACGATTTGGTAAAACAAGACTAGGTGTTCAAATGTGTTTAGAAGTAGCACTTAGAGGTGGTAGGGCTTGGTGGGTTGCTCCTACATTTTCTATTGCTAGAGTTGGTTGGAGAGATATTGCAGCTTCAGCAAAATCATTCCCTAGAGAAATAGAACCTACTGTATCTTTAGCTAACATGCAAATTGATTTAGCTAACGGGGGCTCTATTGCTGTTCGTTCTGCTGATAACCCACAACGACTTCGTGGAGAAGGTCTTGATTTTTTAGTTATGGACGAGGCAGCTTTCGTTAAGCCAGAAGTGTGGCAAGAAGTTCTTAGACCTACACTTACAGAAAGAAAAGGTTCTGCTTTATTTATTAGCACTCCTATTGGAAGAAACAATTGGTTTTATGATTTGTGGGAAGTAGCAGACGAAGCAGAAAACTGGGAAAGGTTTCAATTTGCTACTACTGACAATCCTATGATTGACCCCGAAGAAGTAGAGTCTGCTAGAAAAGAAGTTGGTTCTATAGTTTTTGCTCAAGAATATTTAGCAGAGTTTGTTGATGCAGGTCAAGGTATGTTAAAGCCAGAGTGGATAAATTACTTTGCTATGGTTCCGGATGCAGCAGGAAATTTAAAATGTATAGTTGAAGGTACAGAATATTACTTGTCTGCTTTAGAAAAATTTGGAATTGTTGACTTAGCTACAACAACAAATAAAGATTCAGACTTTACTGTAATCACATCATTTGCAAGAACTCCAGACAATAGATTACTTGTTATTGATATGACTAGAGCAAAATTAGAAGGGCCAGATATAATTCCGGCGATAAAACGCGCAATGGATAAAAATAAGCTAAAATATGTAGGTATAGAACGCCAAGGTTTCCAAACTGCGATAATCCAGATGGCGCAACGAGCTGGTATTCGGGTTAAAAACCTTAAAACGGATAAAGATAAAGTTACACGCGCACTGCCTTTATCTGCCCGAATGGAATCGGGGGATGTATTTTTATTGAGAGATACGCATTGGCTTCCAGAGGTTGAGAGAGAATTAATGACTTTTCCAGCAGGAGCTCATGATGACATCATTGATACATTATCTTATGGTGTTCAAATGTTACAAGAAGCAAGAAGCTGGAGCGCGTATTAATGGCCGAAGATAAATCAAGATTTTCAAAAGCATTAGATTGGTTGAATGCACCAACTGATGCAAGAGTTCGTAGAGAACAAAAAGGTTTACTTGTAAACCAATCAGAGTATTCATATTTAAATCAATCAGTAATGGGTTACAATACCCAGTCTGGTTATTTTGACCACAAAAAATTAGCAGAACTAGGAGACGGCACAGGAAACTCTGCTGTTATTGCATGTCTTAATGTTTTAGCAACCTCATTCGCAGAACCTGGACTTTTAGTAGCAACAAGAAATGCTGAAGGTGATTATGCACAAGATATGAATCATCCAATGGCTAGATTATTTAGAAAACCAAATCCTTACATGACACAACAGTTATTAGCTAACTATATTGTTACTTCTTTAAATGCAAACGGCGATGCTTTTATTTATAAAAATAGAAATCAAAGAGGACAAGTTGTAGAATTAGTTCCTTTAATGCCTCACTTAGTAGAAGCTAAAGGTAACGAAAACGAACTTATTACACATTTTGATTATCAACCACAAGGTGGTATGCAGGGTGAAGATTCTGTAAAGATAGAAAAAAAAGATATGATTCATTTACGCCAAAATGTTGACCCAAATAACATGAGGCGAGGTCTTGCTCCGCTTAGAGGCGTTCTAAGGGAAATAGCAGGAGACGAAGCCGCAGGACAATACACTGCTGCTTTGTTGCACAATATGGCAGTACCCGGAGTAATTCTCTCTCCAAGAGATGACCAAATGGGTGGGCCAACAAGAGAAGAAGCCGAAGCTATTGCTGATATGTATAAGCAAAAGTTTGGGGGTAAGAACAGAGGTGCTCCTATGGTCTTATCCGGTGCTATGAATGTAGAAATCGTTTCTTTCTCACCAGACCAAATGAAGTTGGCAGAATTAAGAAGAATACCAGAAGAAAGAGTTTCAGCGGTACTTGGCGTTCCAGCTATTCTCGCAGGACTCGGTGCTGGTCTTGATTCGGCAACTTATTCAAATACGAAAGAACTGAGAGAGTTCTTTACAGAGTCTAAACTAGTTCCAATGTGGAACATGGTTGCGCAAGATTTGACTCATCAATTGTTACGACCAGAGTTTGACAGTAGTGATAACGAATACGCAGAATTTGATATTTCTAATGTTAGAGCTTTAGCTGATGACAAAGACAATCTCTATAAACGCATGAACACTGCTGTACAAGGGGGTTGGGTAACAATTGGCGAAGCAAGAAAAGTTGTAGGACTAGAGGCTGATAATAGACATGATGTTTATTTAAGACCTCTTAACATGATTCAAGTTACAGAAGATGGTTCGCCACTTCTTAATGATAATCCTACAGATAAACCTGCTCCGGCAAATAACAATGATGATGAAGAAAGCAAACTAACAAGTATAGACTTAGCTCCAGAAGTACAAAGAACAGAAGAAGTATTGACTACACCTACAAGACTTGACAATGATAAAGTTGCAGTTGGTAAAGATATCTTTGACAATCCGGGCGAAGCTATTGAAAGGTCTAAAGAATTAAGTTGTTCTCTTGGTGTACATAGTCATGAAGTAAACGGCAAAGAAGTCTTTATGCCTTGTAAGACACATGAAGAATATGAAGAAGCTGTCAGTAAACCTAAAAAGTCTAAAGACATTGAGGAATTAAAAGTTTCTTTAGAAGAAGCTGAAACAATGTACGAAAAAGGAGACAAACTAAATAGTCCAGAAGAAAAAGCACCGGATAAGATAACAAACTTTCCTAAGAGTGGAGATAATCAGAAAATAAGTTTATCTAACTCACAACATAAACAATTCCCTAGTCACGCTTATGTTAAAGATTTAAAAGAAAACTGGCCAGAGATTTGGAGAAGAGCAGGTACCGGTGGTAATCCTCCTACTTCATTTACTGGTAATGACGCTTACAACAGATGGACTGCCTACAAAGGCGGAGACAGAAGTGAATCAGTACTTAACTGGGTTAAAAGAAGAGAACGCTT